TAATGCCCGTTGCCCTTATGAACTGGGGGACGGAAGCAAGGGAACGGACGGGCAGGGACACACGATCACGGATATTGTGGCCCTTCATTCTGTAAAGACAATGACGGTTCGGTTCCTCCACGAGCTGGACGGAAACGGGAAACTGGTTAGCCTGATTCTCGAACCGCAGGAAGGAGGCGGGCCGGGGGATGAACGCGGTGCTGTTAAGCAGTAAAAAAATGGGCTATTGCACGCCGCAGGGATTCTTTGACCAGCTGGACACGGAATTTCATTTTGCGCTTGACGCGGCGGCAACAGACAAAAGCGCAAAATGCCCAGTGTACTACACACCAGAAACGGACGGATTGAAAAGTCCGTGGAACATTTCAGGTGGCGCTGTATTCTGCAATCCTCCATATGGGCGTGAAATCGGGAAGTGGGTCCGCAAGGCATATGAGGAAGCGCAGCACGGCACAACCATCGTACTGCTGATTCCAGCCCGGACAGATACAACGTATTTTCACGAATATATCTATAGACACGCGGAAATTCGTTTTTTGCGAGGTCGTTTATGCTTCACAGACGAAGATGGGAACGCATATTCACGGGCACCGTTTCCTTCGATGCTGGTTATTTACAATAGAAGAGAGAAGGGGAAAAATGAGAGCGATTACGGTATATCAGCCTTACGCGTTTGAGATTGTAGCGGGATTAAAACAGTATGAGACACGACCGCGCCGCACGAATATTCGAGGGCGCGTTGCTATACATGCCGCCAAAACCGATATTTGGGTTGAAAGATTGATTACATTGAAGGATATACAAGAACATTCAAAAATGTTGTTAGAGTATCAGTTGAAACAGGCAAACGGGGCTGTACGAGTTCCTTCCATGCTTGTTTTTAGTGCAGTGATTGGCACAGTTGAAATTGTCGATTGTGTCCCCGTGGAGGCCCTTATAGGCAAGCTGTCAGAGCGGGAGCAGGTTTTAGGCGATTACACGCCGGGGAGGTTCGCATGGGTGCTGAAAAATCCGATTATGTTTGACAAGGCAATCCCGGCGCGAGGGAAACAAGGTTGGTGGAATTGGGATGAAAATAGCTTACAGTTGAAAAATATCTGAAATTTGGAGGGACAAAAAGTGAAGATCAAGAAAATTGCATCCATTTGCATCAGGACAGGCCATTTTGTCCTCTTCGACAGGATCAGTAAAAATGGCGAGATCACACAGTGGCTTGGCGACGGATCAGCCGCCTATCCTCTGGATGGCCTACCGATTCTGGACGGAGAAAGCCTATGTGCAATCTTCGACATTCCTGAAAAGAAGTGGGAAAAAATTCTGTTTCATCATAGCGCATTCACGGAAACGGTGAATGTGGATGATATAGCACAGGGAGAAAGGCAGGTTGAAGAGGCGGGACTTTCGGTAGTACACGGCGGAAGGATTCTGAAGCTTTTGAAAACGCATAATGGCATTACATTTATCCAGAGCCAATATCTTCAGCCGCTTGAGGATGTTCTGGATATGGTGCAGCTGTTTGAACGACAGACACAGGACGGTAATACCTATATCGTTGCCAAGGCTGGTCTGCTGACTGTCGCGGTCATGTTCCCCTATGATGCTGTAAACAAAGAATTCGTCGAACAGATGGAGGATTTAACAGCGCAATGCCGTTGGGAATTGAGAAAAAAGGAGCAGCAGAATATCCACCAAACAGAACCGGACGACGGGCACGACACTGATTTTGACGAAGAAGCAGGGAGGAAAGAATTGTGAAAACTGTATATTTTAACGCTGTTTGCCCGTTTGAAATCGGTGACTACATACGGGATATGGGCGGGCGTATCCATAAAATCACCGACATTGCATATGTCCATCGTGTTCGTACAGGAAAAGGGGCATTTCGCTTTGAACTGAATAATAGCGGGCGGCTGATTATGCTCGAGCCGTCAACCGGATCAAAAACACGATAGAGATGGAGGAAAGACCAACCATGCGAACAATCTCTTTTATCAACCTGAAAGGCGGTGTGGGAAAGACCGTTTCAGCGGCTAATTTTGCCCACATTCTTGCGGCAATCCACAACAAGCGCGTCCTTCTGGTGGACGGGGACAAGCAGGGCAACGCTTCCCAGTATTTCCGGCTGTATGGGGAACAGGACGGACTTGCAGCCCTGCTTCTGAACCCGGAGCAGGACATTCTGGAATCCATCTATACGACCCGCTACAGGGGATTGGATGTTATCACATCCAATATGGACCTTTACACAGCTGACCGCGAGATTTACGGAGATGAGGGAAGGGATACGGCAAGGACATTAAAATCTATCCTGCACCAGCCCGAAATGGATTATGATTACTGCGTGATTGACAATGGCCCATCTATTGATACAGTGGCTTTGAACGTTCTGGTGGCTTCTAATGATGTGTTAATCCCCATCCGGCCTGATGATTTCTCCTTTTCCGGTCTGGTGGACCTCGCGGAACAAGTAGAGAGCGCAAAGGCATTGAACCCGGGATTGTCTCTGAGAGGCGCATTCTTTACGCACTGGCAGCGCCGGGAAGTATTTGAGCAGGCGCGGGAGGAACTGGAGAAAAGCGGGATTTGCCCCGTATTCAAAACGGCTATCTCCTACAATCCCAGAGTATCCGAAAGCACGTTTGCGAACCAACCGCTTTGTGAGTTCGCCAGACGAAGCTGGGCGGCGATCCAGTATAAAAAACTGGTCGCGGAATATCTGATCTTGACCAATTCGGTCAACCAGCGGGAGGGATAACAGTGGCATTTGACATCATGAGCCTGAACCGCAACCGGAGCGCGATCCAGGCAAAAAGCAGAGCGGACGAGCAGGCGGGCCGCGCGGTGCTGAAATACCTAGACGTTGACGATCTTGTACCATCTACAGAGAACTTCTACTCGATGTCCGCTATTGAAGAGCTGGCTTTCCTGATTGCCCTTTCAGGTGGTATCAAGCAGCCGGGACTGGCAGTGCCGCTGGGCGGTGGAAAATACCGTCTCATCGCCGGACACAGGCGGCGGTTAGCCTCAGTCCTGCTTGTGGAACGGGGAAAACAGGAATACAAAAAGATGCCCTGTATAGTGGAGACGGTCCATGGAGAGGAGCCGAAGGACGTAGCTGGGATTGCAGAGGAAGAAGCACTTCGGGAGATAGACGAAGCAATCCTTCTGATTGCAACCAACGGATACCGGGAAAAAACAGACTGGGAACGGGTACAGGAGGTCATGCGTCTCCGGGCACTGCTGGAACGAAAGCGGCAGTTTCAGAAAATCCCCGGTCAAACGCGCAAAATCATTGCGGAGCAGCTTGGAACGACCCCAGCGCAGGTGGGACGCTATGAGAGTATCGACAAACATCTGCTGCCGGACTTCAAGGAAGCAATGAAGGCCGAACGGATGGGAATATCGGTAGCCTATGAATTGTCCACATTGCCGGAACAGGTCCAAAAAGCAGCCCTTGAGGAATATAAGGCAAAAGGCAGTTTATCTATTGAGGATGTGAAGCGCCGCAGACAGGAGGAAGAGGAAAAGCAACCGATGCCTGGACGGATTACCTTGGAAGAGTTGGAGGAAGAAAGGCAGGACATGCAGCCTCCACAGAGACAATCCCCGCCCACTTTTATGAAAGCATCTGGGACAGAGACAGAGGAAAAAACACCATGTGACATAGCGGGAAAGATTGTGGATGCTCCCACCCCGCCAAGTGCCATGGAACCGCCGGAGAAAAGAGTGAAGCCAAATTTAGAACAGCCCGCGTCCGTACCTTCACCGCAACCCGCACAGATACCCGCAAAGGGGGAAGCGGACAGCGCGTCAGAGGAGGAGTAGAGCGATGATAGATGAAAAATTGCTGCAGAGCATCCCCCATATCGGCGAGATCGCACCCCGGGGCGCGTTCAGTGGCGTGCCGGAGAAGAACGTGGAGACGTTCCAGAACCGGTCGCGGGAGAAGAATAAAATCCTGCCCTCCCTGGAGGACGCCATCCGGGCCACGGAGCAGAAGTACGGCGGGGTCTGCCGCCGGCTGTCTATGAACATCCTGCACAGCTTCCAGGACAGCGAGGAGTGCGTCAACGACAC